AAGCCTGAATGCGTGAATGACCATGCATTACCCATGCATATCCATCCCCTATGCCTGGATATTCATTCGGTATGCGCCGACTATTTCCGCATCGTGGAAGTTTCATTGGAGAGTTCATTGACGGTTCTGGTATTTGCCCTGTCACGGTTCTTCCTATTGGGTATTCCTGCCTGCTTATCTCAGTAGTCCTTCTGGGAATACCTCAGGGTCTACCCAATTCCTTCTTGTCAATCTCTTGTCCTTCTTGCTGCCGTTACAACTCCTGCATGCCGTTGCTAGATTCCAGTCCTGGTTTGGGTCATCGTCTGGGAACTCCACCTTCCACACTGCCAGCGGAATGATGTGGTCAACCGTTAGGTCTGTGTCGTAGGAGCAGTTGCCCCATTGATAGACGCATGTGTAGTTGTCCCTCTTCTTGATTGCTTCTGCTGTCTTCTTCCAGGCTGGTCCTCTCATGCTCTGTTCTGACATTGGTACCTCCTCTCTGATAACCCGCGCTATTCGTGCAAGAGGCAGCCAGCTATGTTCACGGTATTTGCTGGCTGCCTCTGGTCTTGCTAGAGCCATAAGGCTCACTGCACTGCTACTAGGTTCACTGCCTTGTCCAGGTCCACGCGCTTTGGGTTGCGTACTACGCCTGTCGTCTTGCGGAACCATACGTATTCCTCTTCAGTTGCGAACGTGAGCGTTAGCTTCTTTGGTCCGTTCTGGATGGTTACTTCCCATCCCTGTTCCGGCTTATCGAAAAGCTCTGAGCCTTCGACGTAGGGAGTAAGAATCTCTACTGCCTTCTCAACTGGTGTCTTCTTGGTTGTCATTCGTCCTCCTCTCGGAGAGCTTCTAGCTCATCCTCAAACTTCTTAATCGTTCGTTCTAGCTCGGCAACCTGCGTAAGCCTGGTCTTGAGGTAGTCGTTGTTGACCCGTACCTGTTCTTCCAAGTACTCAATGCGAGTCTTAATGACGTGTTGCTTTGCGTCATTCATGAGGCATCACTGTACTGAGGGCAGAAGGCTGCTGTTGATGCACCAATCAAGAACCCGGCTGTTTGTGCGTCCAGGCCACTATCAATGGCTGCGTAGGCAACTTCTTCAAAGGTGTAGCCAGCCTTGTACATGTCGCAGACTGAGTGCCCTGCATTGAGCAATACCTTGTCACTGGTCTTCTTTAGCTGTGGGTATTCGTGACGCATGACAATGAGGTAGGCATCCTCTCTTGTAACCGGCGCGTTTGTGCTCGGCTTTGGTGTTGGCTTGACTGCTGGTGTTGCCTTTACCGCTGGCTTTGCTGGCTGTGGTGCTACAGCTGGTGTCTGTACAACTGTCTTTGCCTCAGGCTTGGTGTCTACCCCCGCGATAGCACCAACGATTCCAATGGTTGTGAGTAGCCCTAGGATTCCGGCAATCCCAATAAGTGAGTACTTGATTGTCTTCTTCATGCGCTCGCACCTCCGTCAATGACCGTTGGCTGAGCCTCTGGTAGCCCGTCCTTAAGTGATGCAAGCTTCTCCTCAAATGCTGGGAGCAATGCTGCTACGTTCTCAAGGGCTTGCTCTGCTGCATCCTTCTGACTCTTTAGGTCATCAATACGTGCCTGCAACTCTGCTGATGCCTGCTGTAGTGCGTCTGCCTGTGTTTCGTTCATCTCTGTACTCTCCTTTGAAATAGTGTTCTTGTGGGTAGCTCCTCGCTGACCCTGAATTCGTTTGCTGCGTTGTGTCGCTTTAGCTTTCCTGTGACAGCCCCGGCGAAAAGGTAGCCAGTCAGTAGGCCTGTGATGATAAGCAAGGCAATCATTCTGAACCCCCGGTCTTTCGGAAGTTGATTCCTAGCGTGCCGTCCTTCTCCATATGACAAGTGCGGCACAGGGGTTCATAGCTAAAGATGTCCAGGCTGAACGCTCGCCCAATACCCGCGAGTCCAACACCTGTGTAAATCTCCTGTGCATCGTGATTGAGACTCCAGTCAAGAGCCTGCTTGTCACAGTCCAGGTTGTTGCACTGGTAATTGGCTGCCTTGCCTAGCTGTGCCTTGATGCGTAGGTGAGCACCCTTGTTGCCTACAAAGGTCTTGTTGTTTGTCTTTCGACGCTCAGCCTTGCCCTGCTGGTAGTACTCGCTTTGATAGTGGTTCGCACAAAGGCCCTTGCTTCTTACCGGCTTGCCACAGTGGCAGGTCTTTGGCTTGTCCAGTGTGTCGAGCGTCTTTCCTCTTGGGAGTCCAGGTGACCCGATAGGCCACGTCTCACCAAATAGGTACTGCTGCTGGTAGTGCGTTGCGCACCAACCACGGGCTGAGTGCTTGCGTTCGCACCTAACCCCATCTTGCTCAAACTTGCATGTCTTCATTCGTCATTTGTTGCTCCTAGCGTATTTGAGGTCTTTCAACCTCATATATTCATTATCTCATTGGTTCTTTTAAAAAGCCAAATTGAAGAGCACCAGGGCAAGAACTCCTGGTGCTCTTCGCTAGGTGCAACATATACGACAGATGTTGTATTTCAATTATCTCACGACATGTATTCAAAGTAGCCAATATCCCGCATCTTCTCTCCGCAAGAGGGACATTCGCCTGAGACTGTTGATGAAATTGGTTCATGGTCAGCGTCACAGTAGAAAATCCGGCGGATTTCAGTCAAAGCATCCATCCTCTTCTCGCATTACCAAGTACCAGTAGATGTCCTCTTCGTTTGGTTCCCAATCATCTTCTGTCACCATTCAATATCAACCTCTCTCTTTTGGTCTACGTCAGCCATAGCCTCTGCATGTGTCATTCCCTTCCTGCGTCGGCACGTCCAATAATGTGCTAGCTCATCCCTGCCTAGAGCCCGTCGCTCTAGCTCTTCCTCTGATGGGGTCTCATTTTCCTCAGCAAGGAAAGCCTCTAGCCGTGCCTTCTGTTCGGCGCGTTCCGCGAGCATCCTTTGAACAAGCCCGGTTTCTTCTGAAGGCAAGGAAGTAGTCTCAACAACTGCTGGTTCTTCTTCCTTGCTTTCTACTTCTTGCAAGGTGGGCGCTGGAGCGTCAGCGACAGCGCTATCAGTTTCCTTAGTAGTTCCCTTAATAGTTACCTTAGTTTCGCCTGACAGGGAAAACTCATTCCCTGTGGGGGAAAACTCATTCCCTGTGAGGGAAAGAGGTTGCTCAGGGCTCTCATTCTCATTCCCTGTGAGGGAAAGAAGACTCTCTAGGCAGACTGTGTAGACCGTGGTTGAGTTGAAGCGAGTCTCCTTGATGATGAGACCTTTCCCTAGTAGGGAATCGCGGGTCTTGTAGTAGGTGTTCTTGGACATGCCCATATCCGCTGCTGCTGTATCCCATTTGGCTGTCATGCAGCCTCTTGATGCGACAACGAAGAGGAATGCCTTCTCTGCGTAGCTCAGTCCTCTTGCGTCTCTAATAGCCCATAGGGCCCTTACTTCCATGTTCATTACTGCTTGCTCCTTTGATATGTGAATTTTGCAAAAGAAGAACCCCCGACCGGAGCAGGGTCGGGGGTTCCTCCATTCACATATCAGGGAATGAAAACTGTGGGTGTAAGTCCTCCTGTGTTCTGCTCCAACACGGTGTTTCTCTTACATGTTCCATTATACGGATTTCTCGTTATGGCTGCTGACCGATTACCCGCACTTATGGTAAAGCCACTTGGCATGTTCCTGCCAATTTAGGGATTGGCTCAATTGTGCCATTCACATTCTCAGCCTAGACATGGAAGAACCCCAGCCGGGGGTTGACTGGGGTTCTCCACTACCGGTGCAAACAGGAAACCGGCAACTACAGACTACAGGTCAAGCAACAGCAACACGTCATCAGCGTTGAAGATGACTGTCTTGCCGTTCTCAAAGGTGAACGCCAATTTCGGCGGGTTATGGAACGTGGCCTTGATACTCGCTACCTCATACCAAGCCCCGTACATGGACACGAAGTCACCTACAGAGACCTCTGAAGCCTTCCTGAGAGTCATCGGTCACCACCAATGGCATTAACTACCTTGGTGATGTCTGCCTCTGTCGTCTGGACGTAGTAACGCAAGGACACTGCTACATCGTGATGACGCATCTGCCTTCTCAGAACTTCTGGCGTAGCCCCCGCATTGACCAGATTGGTTGCAAAGGCATGCCTGAGCATGTGCGGGTTGAGAGTGATACCAGTCTTCTTGCAAGCCCTACGAATGCCGATATAGACCGTGTTGGTTGCGTGATGTGGCTTGAAGTCCTTGTAGGCATCTGCAAACCACTGAGGAACGTAGACAGGACCAATGGTCTTAGCTGCTGTGATGGTGCCGTCTGCTCGCCTCTGCCTGTCAATGTTGAGAATGCTCTGGTTCTGAGGCTGCTTTATGCAGGACTCACCAAGACGCATACCGGCATAGAGCATGCTGAATCCGTACATGGCGTAAGCGCTGGCAGCTAGAGCCTCATGCAACACGTCATTGTCAGGAAGGATGTAGACCTTCTGAACCGCGCGAGGGCAGGGAACCTTTACTCCAAGGGTTGCCCTCAGGTTGATAGCGTGTTTGCGCCGGGTTCCAGGGTTAATCACCCTTTGCAGCCGAGAAGTGAGCATTGCAAGCGTTGCCCACTCGTAAGGAACATCAGTGAGGTTCAGAGCCCTCAATGTAGCCATGTACTCCCGATAGGTGGAGTCCTTAATGGCCCGATTTGCCAGTCTCTCTCTGGCGAATTCCTCACAACTCTGAGGCATTTCTGTCATGACACTCCCTAGGAAGTGTCAGGAATTGCAGGTGCAACTACTGAAAAGCAGAACCAGCATCAGACGTTGAAGCGGAACTCCACGACGTCGCCGTCCTGCATGGTGTAGTCCTTGCCGTTCTACCTGCAACTCCTGACTATCGGATTGAGCTTCAATCGTATCAAGGCTGTCAAAATAGACAGACTCCCACCTATTTCTAAGTGAGAGTCTGTCCTTCTTCCGGAGAGATAGAAGAAGTCATTCATCATCTTTATCTGTCAGCATCCTGATAACCATTCCCAGCAAGAGTGCTGCTGCTACTAGCTTCAGTTGCTCTTCTGTCACAGGAACGCGCCTACTGCTGGTCTGTATAGCAAGCTGATGCTCAGTACATCGCCAACACCAGGCGCAATTGGGTTCGTTGTACCCATACGTGTACCAGCCTCATTCACCATTGCCATATTGGTTGTGTTGCCCAGATTGACAGCCACACGGTGATACATAATTGCTGTGCTGGTGTCATAGAAGCTGACTTGTCCCAATACGCCGTATTGCTGGTCAGCATGTACCGCAACTGGCAGAGATAGAGCGTAGTTACCTGACTGCATGTTGCTTGTGCTGCCTACTGTGAATTGGTAGTTCCACTTGACCATGCCGCCTGAGTAACGCCACTTTTGAGAGACAGTTGCGTTGCCGAAGGTGACGTTCGTTCCTCCTGCTGTGAAGCCAACTGATGATGTCTTCTCTGTGCTTGCCCATGGAATCCAATTGGTGCCATTCCACATATACATAGTCTCCACATCGTCAGCCCATGCAGTCATGCCCAATGTTCGAATACCACTACCAAGCTGAGACGTAATGTCAGCGGTAGTTGGCAGATGGATATTGGACTGACGCATCAAGACATCCGCTGCTGCTTCGTCAAAGATGTTGCCGTCTGTAAAATCAATAAATGTCATAGTTCCTCCTTTGTTAGAAAATTAGTAGCGTCTGCGATGCTGAGCCCGGACTGTAGATGTAGCTAGTCGAGTAGTCACCAGCAGTCGGGTTATTGGTGTAGTACACATAGAACGTGTAGAAGCCTGACGCGAAACCACTGATGAAGATGTCTTCCACTACACCTGGTGCCTTTGCAGCCCCACGGTAAATCTCTCCAGGTCCAACCCCATCAGGTCCACTGCTGTAAATGATTGCGTACAGCGGAACGTTGGAATTCAGGTCTGGAGTTGTCCATTCGAACTTCCACTGGACTCCAGGCACGTTCTCAGTCACAGAGAAGTCCGTAACAATGAACGGCTGCTTGTCTGACTCGCGTGAAATCAGATGCTCTGGTCCACATGCGTACTCAACAGTCCACTCATCTCTAGTGACCGTATGAGTAACACCAAGGATGGCAATGCGTTGTGTCGTTCCCTGAGACTTCAGAACTGCCATACCTGGACCTTCACCATCAAGACCCATCTGCTTACGTGACTGAAGCTTGGTGCGGATTCTGTAGGTGAACTGTTCGTCTCTGGACCTTAGAGGCAATGTGGATGCAATCTTCTTAGCCAGAGCTTCACCAGCAGAAGACTGGCGACCAATGTTGATATCTACGTCCTGAGGGAATGCTGATGATGCCCTGTATGGTCCGTACGTTGTTGTCACATCACTGCTGTTGGTCATGGTGATAGTCACACCCTTGATGAAGTAACTGCTGTTCTTACCAAGAGAGCGCTGGGTATAACCAACGACATTGCCGTCATGAACAAAGGTGTCTCCACCAGTGACAACAATGTCAGCCGGGTTGTCGGTAAAGGTCAGAGCGGATGATTCGTCTGCACCGTCTGGTCCCAGCCATCGTGAGTTAGTTCTCAAGATGACGTTGGAGTTCCATGGCTCGTAGATGTAGTGGTAGTTCATCAGGCGCATTTCGCTCCTAATGGACTCAAGCAGGCTTGGCATGTCATCTGACGCATACACCAGATGCCCAACACTGGCAGTTTGCGCATTCGCTGCAAGGCCATAGTTGATGTCTCTAGCAGAGTCTGGAATCTGCATGTAGGTGCTGGTGCCGAGATAACTCGTAACCCTGTCAGTCATCGTCTGCCCATTGAAGTTCTTGTCTGGCGTAGGAGTGTTTGCAAAACGCTCCTCACCAGACATGGCAGTAATCGTGACTGTGTACTCGCGGTAGGGAATTCCCTCTGGAGTGTCGACAGCCTCAGTCCATGATTCCTGAATGTCGTACTCACGTACGGTTCCGTAGAACAATTCCACAGCGTCGTACTTGACGATGATGCGCTTGCCGTCATAGTTGACTGGTGCCGTGACCTTTGCATTCAGGGTTAGCCTGCGTACCTCTCGATGCACGAATACACCATCAACTGTGTCTGGCGAATCAATCATCATGCTGTAGAACTGGCCCATATCAATCTGGACTGGTGCTTCATCTCCACCAAGCTTGTTCACTCCAAGGATGCCCTCACCAAGAACAAACCCCGGCTCAGCAATCCAGAACGTCAGCAAGTCGATGTCATAGTTTCTAATCTTGCTCATCGCGCCAACGCTCCCTTCAGCCAAGCATTGCCGTTCGTCCTTAGGTCAGACTCGATAATCTCTCGCCACATACGCTGAAGCTCAGCCTTGGTGCCGCCAATTGCAGTACCGATATTGACGTTGACTACAGGCGCACTTACAGCAGTAGCCGTACCACGTGCACTGGCGAATCCAAGCTTGTGGTTAGGAATGATGTTGCCGCCGGATTCAGAGGTGAACAACTCAGGACCATTCTCACCAACGAGATAGGTCTTCTCTGGGTCTACCCATCCACCAGAAGCCCTACGTCCAAGGCTTCCAATGGTGTTGATTGGAATAGAGCCACTGCTTGTGTTCTTCCACTGGACAACAATCGTCTTCTGCTTAGGCAGAGCGTTTAGCTCCTTCACAGCCGCTGCCTTCTTGGCTAGCAAGTCTGCAATGTCTGCACGAATCTTGGTCTTCTGAGGGTCAGTCAAGTTCTTGTCAGCCAGACGCTTCTTAGCCGTAGCAATCTTGCCGTCAAGGTCTGCAATGTTTCCCTTCAGCTTTGCCTCACGAGACACGCTAGGAATAGCAATCATCTTGCGAGCAAGAGCCTCAGCCTCAGCCTTGGAATAGCCCATCTGCGTAGCCAGCTTGACGAAGTTCTTTCGTGACGCTTCTGCCTTAGCAGCAGTCGTCAACTCAGCCTGACCGTTCTGCACCATGGCAGTTGTGTTGTCATTGGTGGCCTTAGCAAGAGCAAGCAAAGCCTTCTGGTTAGCCCGTCCCTTTTCGGTGTTGATGTCGTGAGTCTTGCCATTGTCCTTGGCAGCCTTCGTGGCCTGGTCTGTAGCCTCAGCAACGCTGATTTGCTTGTCTGCCAGGTCTAGTACGACATTCTGAGTCTCAGTTAGAGACTGCACATAGTCGTCAAGAGCCTTCTTCTGGTCATCAATGGCCTGCTGTGCTGCATCAGTCTGCTGAGCCAGTCTGTCCTGAGCTTCTGCGAATGTCTCAGCAGGAGGACCGGTATCAACCATGGCCTGCTTAACCTCATCGGCCTTGTCCTTGAATAGCCCGAACTTCTCAGCAATTGCCTTGAATGGACCAACTACGAAGTCAACAATCTTGCCGAGTGCCTTGACGACACCCTCACCAAGAAACTTGATGACAGGCCAGGCAACGTCCTTGATAGCTCCGAATGCACCATTGACGATGTTTCGGAACGTCTCAGACTTCTTGTAGGCCAGGACGAGACCAGCAGCCAAGGCAGCGATACCAACAACAACCAAGCCGATTGGGTTAGCAGTCAACGCAGCATTCAATAGCCACTGACCAGCAGCCATGACCTTAGAGGCAGCACCAGCAGCAATAGCAGCAGCGGTAGAGGCAACGGTTGCTGCCTTATCCCTAACCAGCTTTACGTACTTGGACTCAAGAGCCAGCGTGGCTACGTCAGAAGCGTTAGAGAACACGTCTACGCCGACTGCGGACGCCTGGAGGGCTGCTCCGTACTTGTCCAGTCCAACAGCCTCTAGACCCCCGGCAAAGGCACCCAGAGCGGATGCCATGATGCCTGTCTTTGTTGCCGTTACGTCTGTTGACTCTGAGAGATTGCGCATTTCCCCAGATGCCTTACCGGCTGCATCTGGGATGTCCTGCAACCCGGCTGCCATCTTCTTGACGTTCTTGTCTACGTCTGATGCATCAAGGGTTGCCTTAAGCTCGATTGGTCTATTCGCCACCTTCGTTCATATCCTCTACAAATTCGTTATGCGCCTGGATTACGACTTGCAACTCATCAAGAGTCAGCGTGTCGTAATGCTCTGGCGTCATGCTCCATCCTGTGCTGAAGCAGGCGTAGTACTTGTCATAGAGTTCGCCGTATCGGATGGCGTCTCTGATGAGTCGCTCTTTTGGTCCAAAGGGACTTCCTCATCCTCTTCGTCAATGTCTTCGTACCCAAGCTCCTGCGTCATCTCATCCATTAGCTCAACCATCTCATCGCCGGTTAGCTCCTCAATTGAGCCGTGCGTGATGTCATCGCGGTTGAGTCGTCTTGCAGCGACGTAGATTAGTTCGCACATGAGCCATTCGTTGTATTCAGCGTTGCTCAGTGCTTCACCTAGAGACACTTCCATGCGTCTCTGGATAGCAATACGCTCCTTCATCTTGAGTGAGCCGTAGAGCTTCAAAATTCCTTGCTGTGACATATTCTCTCCTAGTTTGATTTATTCGAAGTGCTGCTTGATTAGGCCATCAATCGCCTTAGCCATAACCTGAGCTACTTCGTCTTCCTTGTTGTACTGCGCGATTGTCAAGTAAGCCCTGCGTCTGTGAATGACACCTGCATACTCGACTGCTGGGTTTCCAGCGGTAATCGTCACACTGTTGTCAGTTGCCTTGGCAACGATGCTTCCCTGTAGCTTGTGCGTTCTTACTGGAACGATGCTCTTAGCCTCTTCAACCAAGATGCCGCCAATCTTGAGGAACGTCTGTTCCTGCTTGCCGACTGCATCCGCAAAGTCTTGGAGGCTTTGAGCATTCGCCTCAACACCATTTACCTCAATATCGGTGCTCATGACTCAACCGCCTTATGGAGCAATGTCTTCTGTTGGCTTGTCGTCGCACTCGATATTGAACGTGAACGTTGATGTCTCGCCGTATGGACCAGCCTTGAGGCTTGGCTCAAGAGGCAGTGTGACTGTTCCTGTGTAGTGAGGATTGTCAGCAGATGGCGTAGCACCATCGAATCCAAGGACGAATGCAACACCAGTGTCATTAGCGTTGGTGCGTAGATACCTCTGGAAGCTTGCTGACTTCACAGATGCAATAGCCGTTCCCTGGAGGCTGTACTTTCCCTCTGGGCCACCAAGTGTTACTGGCTCATCAGGAGCTACATTCAATTCAATGTCAACAATCTCGTCTGAGTAGTCAACGGCGTTCAACATGAAGTAGACGTTCTTACTTCGTAGTCTCTTACTAGGCATTTATAGCCCTCCAATTTCAATTAGTTTTGTTGCTGGCAGCGTGATAGTCAGGTAAACCTTTCCGTCGCCACCATCACCCCAATAAGGGGCACTTGCGTCACCTGGGAACCAGTAATCACTGTCTGCCAGTGCAAGAATTGCGTTCTCTACGATGCCTTCAAGAGGCTCTAGAGAGTCGGGACCATTCCCCACAAACTGCAATTGCAGGTTGTATTGGTAATCTCCCCGGCTGCCTGATGTGTTCGAATTCGTCAGTACTGGGTCAGCAGTGCCGATGACCACACACCATGGATTCACGTTGCTTGGGTTGTCTCTGACTTGCAGAGGGTCACCGTTGTACGTGATGGCATTGAGAATGCTGGTGATTTCCGCCCGTGCATCTGACTGTGCTGACATCAGTACCTCACCACGTACATAGCAAGGATTGGTGCCACCTCAGCCAATGGGTCTCTTGCAGCCCGCGCACTTGCGACACCCTCATAGGCTGTGTATTGGCTGTTGCTAGCGGTTGTGTTCCTGCTGTCGTACAACCCCTTGCCAACCTTCAACTGCATGTCATCAAGCACGCTTTGAGGAATGACGCGGAAAGCCTTAGCTGTTGCCAGCGTCAGCAACTCACCAGCGTTGTCCCAGCAAGCCTCAATGCGAGTGTCTTCACTGGTGCCGGTCTTTTCTAGGTATGCCTTTAGGTCTTCCCACGTCATCTCAAATCACCTCAGGAAAGGGTCTGCTTGACGAGACCGTTTTCGTTAGTTGCGGCTGCTACGAAGTATCCGTAGAGAGCGAACGTACGGAACAACTGCTGAATGTTTACGTCTTCCATACGTACTGGTGCACCTGGAGACTCCCAGCTTGTAACAGCGTCACGGCTTGCAACGTAGAAGCTCAATGCAGCAAGACCGGAGTCATAGATGATTGGCAAACCTACGATTTGTCCAACAATGCGACGTGCGTTGAAGGAACCGATGGTGTTAGAACCATCGCCGTTTACGTCGAATACTGGACGGCTAGCAGAGTCAACAAGGCTTGCCATCTTCTGCCATACGTCACCAGATACGACGATGAAGTCTGCCTGAGCACCCTCGCCGTTTAGGTCAATCTTGGTGATTGCGTCAACAACAGTTGCAATGAACTTGTCAGCGGTTGCGGAAGCAAGAGCGTAGGAAGTCAATCCAGCCTGTGGAGTTGCGCTAGTCATTGCAGTACGGACCTTGCCGTTGCTGACCTTTGCGTAAGAAGCTGCAAGGCGGTCAAGCGTTAGCTGACCAGAAGAGGTCAATACACGCTGGAAGGCTTGGAATGTGAGGTTGCTGTAAGCAGCAAGTGTCTCAACAGTTGCGGTTTCCTTTGTGGTTGTGACCTGTAGGGCTGCAACAACGTCACCCTCAGCAGCCTGAACAGCAACGTCACCAGTTACGGAAGCAATCTTCTCGTAAGTAACGCTCTCTGCTCCATCAGCAAGAGGACCACTTGAGAATGCCTCAGCTAGTGGACGGTTCTTCTTGACGATTCCGCCTAGGAGACCCTTCCAGTCCTCACCTGATACGAAGTCAGCGGAAGTACCGCCAACGTAGGCACGAATCTCCTTAACGGCAGAGTCGTCACCCTTTAGGAATGCCTGGTAAGCCTCAATAGCTGAGCGGTACTGAGGACCAGCGTCATTCTTTCCGCCACCCTGTCCAAGGGTAGCGATTTCCCTCTTAAGATTGGTCACCTCGGCACGAAGCTCCGTGACATCCTCGGAGGTTGTTTCAATTTCTGTAGACATGTTGTCTACCTCCTTTGTAATTTGGTTGTCACGAACCTGCGTGACTTTTGCCTGCTCATCGGCAGGCATCGGGACAATAGAAATCTCCTTTAGATTGGCCTTTGTCCTGATGATTGTGTCGCCGTCGAATTCGTTCTCTACCGGCTCATATCCGACTGAGAAACGGTCAAGGACTCCATCCTTTGCAAGGGTGTAGACCTCATCTGCCTTTGGGGTCTTAGAGAAGACGGCATCAATCTCTAGTCCCTCATCTGTTTCACGGAAGGTTGAAACCTTTCCGATTGGCATTCCACCGTTTAGGTGGTCGTGCCCGTAGAACAACTTGACGTTCTCGGGAGTGCCAAATACACCCTGTCGGTACTGCTCAACCATTCCGCCGATGTTGATATCGCGGTTGTAGCTGACAGCAAGACCGGTAATGGTGCGGGTCTCTTCGTTGACCTTCCTTACTTCGAACTCTCTAACTTCCATTACTGTTCAGTGCTGCCTGGTGTTTCTCCTGGCTGCCCTCCTTCGTTGATTTGTGTTGCTGGTGTGTCAACGGTCAAAGCACGTAGCCATGCGTCCGTGTTGAACTTGACTGACTTTGGGAACAAGAGGTCAGAGAGCCCTGACTCAATGACAGTCAGGTATTCCTCAACCGTGTTGCGGATGAATGCCCTGTCAACGTCCTGAAGGTTCTGGTACGTCTTGTTAGAAACGTCTTCAACCAAGACCATGTTTGGTGGCATTCCAAAAGCCCGCGCTACCTTTGCATCAGCAAGACGCTGTGCAGATACGTACTGAGTTGTCTCAGGGTTCTGCTCCAGCTGCTGGTAGCTGGCCTTGTTTCCCATGAACCTGATGCGCTCGCCATTTACCTGTTCTGCGTACCAAGCTGCCTTGTATGCGGCACGCTCATCTTCGTCTAGGTAGCCTTCTACGCTGACAATTCCGCTTGGGTACTCACTGAATACCCTGCGTGCATAGTCCCTAAGGTCTAGAGCATGCTGAATCTCTTCTGGGCATCGCTGGATTGGTCCTGAGCCGTAATCAACATTGGTCTCAAAGTTGACCATCAGCTTTAGGTGGGTGACCTGCCATGGCTGCAAGCGAACCGTCTTACCGTTGCGACCCTTGTAGACAAACACCTTGTTGTCGTCAGCGTCGTACTCAATGCTGACGCTGTTGGGGTTAAGCACCTCGACCCTTGATGGCATTGCTTGTGAGTCTGTGCGCCATAGACGCCAGTACGCATTGCCATACGTGGCAAGGCTGGTAACGGTCTTCTTCAGAAACTCTGATAGAGGAATCTGATAGTCAGGCCTTGCAATGATGTCCGGCAACTTAGCCAGTGGCTTTCCACTGCTTGTGGAGACTGTTAGCTCAAGCTGGCTGATGATGGTTGCTAGAACGGACACAGACCTGTAAACGACTGAGAGACTCAAAGCCGTTTCGATGGTGACCGGTGCTCCTGGTGTACGTGCTACGTACCCAGGCGGCGGAATGCTTGGTGCATCCCTCTTCTCTAGTGGCTGTGTTGGTGCCTTAGCAATAATGTCATCAACGATTGATGTCCTATAGCTTTCTCCTGTCAGCCAATCCATGAACTTGCTCATTTAATTACATTTTACGGCACATTTCTTTCAAAAGCATAACCGCTGCCTTTTACCAGATTGCTGCCTGTCCAATCTTCTTAGTTTCGGCAATGTATGCACCAATGACGGTCGCATACAGTGCATCCAGTTCCACGCTGGTATGTGTTTTGTCCAACTTCCACCCTGAGTAGTAGTTCTTCCGGATAGCCCGTGGTACCTGCATCTTCAGAACTTCCTCATTGCGTACCTCAAGCTGCTTACGGGTGATTAGGCGGTAGGTGGTCTTGCAAGCCTCTGAGAACTCACTGTCACTCAGGTTGTAAACCTCAAAGCCCTGCTCTTTCAGCTTCTCCCCTAGCTCATTGAGAGAACGCTTATACACGACAAAGGCTGAGCGTCCGTACTTCTTGCGTAGGTACTTGCAGTACTTGAATAGCTGGTCAGTTGTTGGCTTGACCAGACTTGCCACCATTCGTGACTTAACAACGTCACCCTTCTTGGTTGTCATGGTGATAGTCGCCGTGTTCATAACGTCTGCTGCATCAATTGCAAAGACGTATGGTCCACCTTCACTCAGAACCGGTCCCTTGCCGACACAGGCATTCCATAGCGGCATCTCAATCCACGAATTGAAGACATCTACGAACCTGTTGAGGACATAGCGCTGTTGCTCTACCCAAGGGTCTGAGGCGGCATCTGAGCGCACGACAGCCACAGGGACACGTCCACATGCGACAGCCGGGTTAGCAGCCTCTACAGCCCCTTCTGTGGTCAGTGAGGCACCCTCGGGGGCTTCCCAGATGAACCCGCCCAGGCGGCTGGTCTCGTCTGTGTCGGCAGCGGCGGTTGCAGAGATGATTCCCTCAAGCTCCTTGTAGAGCTTGTTAAGCAAGACGCTGTTGGTATCACCAGCGGTTGTTAGGCCAATGATGATTCCGTCTTCCTTGGTCTTCATGCCCTGCTTGGCTGCATTCCAGAGAGCTTCTGGGGTGATGTGCATTTCATCGAAGACGCAAAGGGTGATAGGGAATCCCTGGATAGCCTTCTCGGAAGCAGGCTTGATGATGTATTCGCCTGGAGCATCCTTGCGCTTCATGCCGGTAACCTTCGTTACCCGCACAACCTTCTTGAATACCGGCTGAGTGTTGATGGTGTACGACACACGGTCATAGACAATCTTGGCTGTCTTCTGGCTGTAGCCCAGGCCGACAACTCTTGGAGCGTGCATGTGGAACAGCAAGCCGTAGACGCCAAAGATTGCCCCTAGAACAGACTTACCGTTCTGGCGACCCATAGAGATAACCACCTGACGCCAACGCAAGCGTCCTGCTAGCTGAGGGTCTGGGTAATCGTCTGGGTATCTCTCCAAGACATGTCTGATTAGCCAACGCTGCCAGTCGTCAAGGACGAATCTGCCGTCTACATCTTCCTCAATCCAGTACTTGTCAATGACCTGGAGGAGTCTGTCTCCATCAGTGACAAACTCCTCCGTACCTGTGAGGGATGGTGTGTAGCGCGTTGGCATCCATAGAGGTCTGCTCAACTGAAATTCAAGATGGGGTCTGTCTCTTCGTCCTTCTTTGCCGTCTTATCTACTGGCTTCTGCAAGCGACCCCATGTCACACCAAAAACCCCGCCGATTCCTTGCGGAACCTTGCCGGTTTCTTCAAACTCCTTGTCCAAAGTGCGAGCAAGGGAAGTCAGGTGAACAATCATTGGCTCATGTTCCTCCGTAAGCCAGTCTGCGTTACGTAGGAACTTCCTAACTGCCTTCAAGTACTGTCCTGTTGCCATTTGTGCCTAAAAGCACCTCCGTTTTCTTCGATATATTCCCATTTTACCGCCATTTCTTTTCAAATACGGTCCACATTTTTGCCGGCCTGGGTATTCAATTTGGGGTACAACTGACGGTGTTCAAACTCATCCTGAGAAAAACGCTCCTATTCAAGCCTGAATGCGTGAATGACCATGCATTACCCATGCATATCCATCCCCTATGCCTGGATATTCATTCGGTATGCGCCGACTATTTCCGCATCGTGGAAGTTTCAT